GGCTAAGGAATTAGCCACTTGGTGTAACACTAGCGCCACCATGGACATCAAATATGTCCAAGGTCGGTCTAAACATGAGGGGTTATCGTTTTTGACGATTACCCTACCCAGATTCGGAAAAGACATCCAAAAATGTCTCGACCGAGGATGGGTGAGCTCTGACCTCTTTCAGGGTTATTCCTGGAGAGGGGGTCTCCCGACATTTCTGTCAGGTTTCCTTTGCTCTGTGTTTGACCGAAGCACCGGTGTGTTGCTGGATGAACCCAACGAAGATGCAGTATTCGCCCTCCGTCAGCTGACGCTGATGTTTGGGAAGATACTGCTGCCTTGTACTCCTGAAAGGGAGTCCTCGGCTTTCAATGAGTTCGTCCAGTGTGAGCAGGATGTCAGAACGGCCTGGGACCAACTCCCTAACTCCCTAAAAGAGGAGTTTAGGAGAGTCTCAGGCACGCTATTCGGGAGAATGTTCACCCAACTGGATCATATGATTCAGAACGGTGAGCTTATCCCTAGGCATGGTCCTGGTGCAGTAGCGGAACGATACTCCTCTAACGAGAAGTATTACCGCACTGCTTGGACCCGTCGCCTCGAGCAAGTAGCGCCTTCCGGTGACTACTTGGTTCCCAATTCCCGCTTTTGGCGCGAATTGGGCGAGACGGACATCCTCGAACCCGGTTCGGAAACTCCCGTAAGGGTAGTATCCGTACCTAAAACGCTGGAGACACCGAGGATTATCGGGATTGAGCCAGCTGCTATGCAATATGCACAGCAGGGGCTTCTTCACGGTTTTCTTCGGTGCCTGAACAGAGATAAAAATCTGTCCAGGTTGATCGGCATCGATGACCAAGAGCCTAACCGACTCATGGCCAGAGAGGGCGCCCTTTTCGGGGAGCTCGCTACACTCGATTTGAGTGAAGCTTCCGATCGTGTCTCCAATCAGCATGTACGCCTCCTTTTCGCAAATCACATTCGCCTGCGAGCGTTTGTGGATGCGACTAGGTCGCGAAAGGCTGATATACCTGGCCATGGCGTTAAACGCCTAGCCAAGTATGCCTCTATGGGTTCAGCTACGTGTTTCCCCGTTGAAGCGAGTGTATTTCTTACACTTATCTTCATCGGGATCTCACGTACGCTCAATACACCTGTGGATCAACAAATGATTAATTCATTTGTTGGTCGGGTGCGCGTCTTTGGGGATGATATCATTATCCCCAGAGATTACGTGGATTCGGTGATACTCGTTCTTGAAACTTTTGGTTTCAAGGTAAATCGAGGCAAGTCATTCTGGACCGGAAGGTTCAGAGAGTCTTGCGGAAAAGAGTATTACGGCTCTCGCGATGTTTCCATCGCGAAAGTCCGCAGACTCTTTCCCTCATCACCGAGGCACGCTGCGGAAACCATTTCTATTGTCTCCCTAAGGAACCAGCTTTATAAGCTAGGCCTCTGGCAGACAGTGAAATGGCTGGACAAGGTAATAGTAAGGAAGATTAGATTCTTCCCGACTGTTGCCGAGTCCTCACCCGTATTAGGACGCCACTCATTCCTTGGGTATGAAACCCAGAGAATGTGTCCTATTCTCCACCGCCCCCTGGTTAGGGGTTATGTGGTGAAAGGAAGACCGCCAGTTGATGAGCTGGATGGTCATGGCGCACTTGTCAAGTACCTCCTGAAAAGAGGACCTGATCCTCTTGATGAAGGCCACTTGGAGCGTGCTGGACGCCCTCAAGCCGTCTACACCAAGCTGAGGTGGAGTACTCC